TAATAATGCTGGATGGCGAAACTGCAACCTACGCAGTAATGCCAAACAGCCTTGCAAACAAGTTCATCAAAGCTGGCTACGAACAATACCTAGAAACTTTCGCAGACATGGCTCATATCTAAGCCAAGACACACAAAAACCGAAAACGACCGAGGCAGACCCTTAATTGGGGCTGTTTCTCGTATAAGTTAGATTACATAGACCCCATTTCTGAGGTCTTTTATTTTGCCCAAAAGGAGGTAAATCCGTGCCTGATTTCAAATATAAACCCACACCACTAATGCTATCCACCAGCCACTACGACCACCGAAGGGCTGATTTTGCCGTCAACTTCATATCCATGTTACGCCATACCACTGGGGAGTGGGCTGGAAAACCGTTCAAGTTAATGCCTTGGCAAGAGCAAATTATCCGTGATGTTTTCGGCATCGTGGACAAAGAAACGGGGTATCGCCAGTTCCGCACTGCTTATGTGGAAATCGGAAAAAAGAACGGCAAATCTGAACTGGCGGCGGCGATCGCCCTTTATCTGTTATTCGCTGATGGCGAGGCTGGAGCGGAAGTATATTCATGTGCTGCCGATATTAACCAAGCATCAATTGTTTTCAACACTGCGAAAGCTATGGTAGAGCAGTGTAAAGATTTAGATGGCATATCCAAACTTGTACCTTCTACCAAGCGGATTATTTTTAATTATACCAACAGCTTCTACAGAGTGCTTTCTTCTGAAACCAAGTCCAAGCAGGGGTTTAATGTGTCTGGGCTTATATTTGATGAATTATTCGCCCAGCAAACCAGAGAACTTTTTGACACAATGACAAAATTCACTGGTGACGCTCGAAGGCAACCGCTGTACTTTCTTATTACAACTGCTGGTCGTGACCGCACTTCCATTTGCTACGAAATACATTGCAAAGCCAAAGCTGTATTGGATGGCTCGAAGATTGACCACACATTTTATCCTGTGGTGTATGGCATGGAAGATGGTGATGATTGGAATAACCCCGATGTATGGCAGAAATGCAATCCGTCTATTGGCGTTACTATTCCATTTGAAGCCGTACAAACCGCCTACGAACAGGCAAAACAAAATCCAGCAGAAGAAATGCACTTTCGACAGTTTCGTTTAAACGAATGGTGTAATGCTGATATACGCTGGATGCCTATGGGTAAATGGGATGCATGTGGTGATGTAGATTTTAACCCAAAAGATTATCATGGTAGAGATTGTTATGCTGGGCTGGATTTATCGTCCACCAGCGACCTTACCGCTTTAACCCTTGTTTTTCCACCAGAGGGCAACGACTCTAAATATACTGTAATGCCCTTTTTCTGGCTTCCCGAAAATGCTATCGACCTACGAACCCGCCGTGACCATGTGCCTTATGCTGTATGGCGCAAGATGGGTATTTTCAACACCACAGAAGGTGATGTGGTTGACTATGATTATATCGTTTCCTTCATTAACAAGTTGTCTGAACAGTTCAGAATCCGAGAGATTGCCTACGACCGCTGGGGCGCAGAAAAAATCCGTAGGGATTTAGAGGAGCTTGGAGAAGAACGTGGATTTGTAGTATTCCCCTTTGGGCAGGGTTTCGGCAGTATGGCTGCCCCAACCCGTGACCTTATGCAGTTAGTACAAGAAGGCAAACTTCGTCACGGCAAACATCCTGTCCTTGATTGGAATGTTGGAAACATTGTCGCTGAAACAGATGCCCACCTTAACATGAAAATTAGCAAAAAGAAATCAACTGAAAAGGTGGATGGTGCTGTTGCCCTTGTGATGGGGCTTGCTCGTGCTATGTTGGAAAATGGAAATACAGATAGCGTCTACGATGGAAGGGGGTTACTATTCATATGAGCGAACCCAAACACACATCTGAGGACTTAAAAATCATGCAAGCGTGGCCTCTCTGGAAAAAGATACAGGTATCACAGGCAAAATTAATGGAGTGGTATTATCGCTTTGAGGGCAAGGTTAGCGTTTCTATATCTGGTGGAAAAGATAGTTGTGTACTCTACGACCTTGCAAGGAGATGTTTTCCCGATATCCAAGCGGTATTCGTAGATACTGGGCTGGAATTCCCAGAAGTGCGGAAAGTTGCACTATCTACGCCAAATGTTACTGTACTAAAGCCAGCCATGCGCTTTGATGAAGTTGTAGAAAAACATGGCTGGTGTTTCCCAAGTAAAGATGTTGCTCACACCGTTTACTATGCCAGAAAAGGTTCTCAATGGGCAATTAACCGATTTAATGGCGTAAGCGAGGACGGTTCTCCAAGTGAATATCGGCAAAGCCATTATGTTAAATGGAAGTTCCTCTTGGATTCCCCATTCATTATTTCCGCAGGCTGTTGTAATGTGATGAAAGAAGCCCCATTAAACAAACATATGAAAGAAAGCGGGAATTACCCAATAATCGGCACTATGGCGGCTGAAAGCCAGCGAAGGCGGCAAGCATGGCTTAACACTGGATGTAATAATTTTGATTCAAAACGTCCAATATCCAAACCACTGTCTTTCTGGACAAATCAAGATATTTTGGAATACATCCGCAAATATGGTATTCCAATTGCTACTGTCTATGGCGATATTGTAGAAGATAAAAAAGGCAAATTATCTACCACTGGTGAAACTCGTACTGGTTGTGTCTTTTGCCCTGCTGGGTGTCATTTGCACAAAGAAAACAGATTCCAACGATTAGTAAAGACACATCCAAAATTGCATGAATACTGTATGGACGCACTCGGTTTGGGTGCGTTTCTTGATTTTATTGGCGTTCCAAAGGAGTGATGGCATGGGTATATTAAATTTCTTCTCCCGTGATAAGCCACAAAATAATGGCAGGCTCAAAACTACAAACAATCCAGGAGGGCTGTTTTCCTTCATATTTGGTGCAACGCCAGCTGGAAAGGTTGTAAATGAGATAACTGCCATGCAGACTTCGGCTGTATACGCATGTGTTCGTATATTAGCCGAAGCTATCGCCAGCTTGCCTATTCATGTGTACGAACGATGTGTCAATGGCGGAAAAACGATAAACACCGACCATCATTTGTACAACATTCTTCATGACGAACCTAACCACGAAATGACATCATTTATTTTCCGTGAAACCATTATGTCACATATTTTGATGTATGGAAATGGGTACGCCCAAATAATTAGAGATGGGCGTGGGCATTTAGTGGCTTTGTATCCGTTGTTGCCTGACAAAATGACAGTGGAGCGGAATCAAAGTAGTAAAATCGTGTATTCCTACCGTACTGAAAACGACATCATTTTGCTCAAACGGGAAGATGTTCTGCATATACCAGGACTGGGTTTTGATGGTCTGGTGGGGTATTCGCCTATTGCTATGGCGAAAAATGCAATAGGTATGGCACTTGCAACGGAGGAGTATGGGGCAAAATTCTTTGCCAATGGTGCTAACCCTGGCGGCGTGTTAGAACATCCGACCACAATCAAAGATATACAACGTGTACGTGAAAGTTGGAACGCTGGGTTTCAAGGTTCTTCTAATTCTCATAAAGTAGCCATTTTGGAAGAGGGTATGAAATTTAACCAAATTAGCATACCCCCAGAGCAAGCACAATTTTTGCAAACGAGAAAGTACCAGATGGGCGAAATAGCCCGCATTTTTAGAATACCACCACACCTTGTAGGTGACTTGGATAAAAGCAGTTTTTCCAATATAGAACAACAATCCCTCGAATTTGTAATGTTTACGCTTAACCCTTGGATTCGACGTTTCGAGGATTCATTATCAAAGGCACTTCTTTTGCCCAGCGAAAAGTCCAATATATTAATCCGCTTTAACGTGGATGGGCTACTTCGTGGCAACTATGAAAGCCGTATGAAGGGTTATTCCATTGGGCGGCAAAATGGCTGGCTTTCCGCTAATGACATACGTTCGCTGGAAAAACTAAACTTAATTCCAGCAGAACAAGGTGGCGATTTATATTTGGTCAATGGAAATATGATTCCATTAGTTGGTGCAGGTAGCATGTATAACAATAACGGCAACACAACGGAGGTGGAAACTGAATGAATGTGAACAAATTCTGGAACTGGACAGAGGACACTAATGGAAGCCGTACCCTACACTTTGATGGCATAATAGCTTCTGAAACTTGGTGGGGGGATGAGATTACACCAGCGTTATTCCGCTCTGAACTATTCGCAGGAGAAGGAGATATCAGTATTTGGCTTAACTCCCCTGGTGGTGATTGTATCGCTGCTTCACAGATTTACGCTATGCTAGTTGAGTACAAAGGAAATGTCACTGTAAAAATTGACGGCATAGCCGCCAGCGCAGCGTCTGTAATTGCAATGGCTGGCACTGCTATTTTAATGGCACCTACAGCACTAATGATGGTGCATAATCCCATGTCTATAGCCATTGGTGATAGTGAAGAAATGCGTAAAGGTATGGCTATGTTGGATGAGGTAAAAGAATCCATAATTAATGCTTATCAAATCCGAACTGGTCAAAGTCGTGTAAGGCTGTCTAATTTAATGGATGCTGAAACTTGGTTGTCAGCACACAAGGCTATTGAATTAAAATTTGCCGATGGCATGTTAGATGACACAAAACGTACCCAAGGCACTACCAGTGTGGAGAATTATACATTTTCCAGAAAGGCTGTGACCAATTCACTACTGGATAAAATTATGCCGAAGGCACAAGCACCAACAAATACTGTAACACCAACATTACAATCTACTGAACAAGAAGTTCCCCAAGGTATTCCTGTTGAGTCGCTAACCCAGCGGCTCTCTTTAATTTTACACTAAAAATTGGAGGTAATCCTATGAGTACAATTCTTGAATTGCGCGAAAAGCGCAACAAATTATGGAACACAGCTAAAGATTTCTTGGATAGCAAGCGTGATTCCAATGGTCTTGTTTCCCCAGAAGCCGCCGCTGAATATGACCGAATGGAAGCGGATATGGTGGCTTTCGGTAAAGAAATTGAAAGGCTAGAACGCCAAGCGGCATACGACCTTGAAATGTCTAAGCCCACAAGCCAACCCATCACCAACGCTCCGCAAAAGCCCGATGTACCAAAAAACGACCGTGCTTCCAACGAATACACAGAGGACTTTGGAAAAGTTATGCGTGGCAGACCAATGGTGCATAACGTCCTAAGTACCAGCCCAGATGCCGATGGTGGCTATCTCGTGCCTGTTGAATTTGAACGCCGTATTATCAAAGGCTTAGATGAAGCCAATGTAATCCGCCGCATTGCCAGAACAATTAGCACTTCGGCAGAGCGTAAGATTCCTATTGCTGCCGATAAATCTGTGGCAAGATGGACACCCGAAAATGCTCCTATCCAAGAAAGCACTCTAAAATTTGACCAAAAAACTATTGATGCTTATAAACTAACCGACCTAATCCGCATCAGCATTGAATTATTACAGGATTCAATGTTCAATCTGGAACATTATATTGCTGATGAATTTGCCCGTGCATTTGGGGTAGCTGAAGAGGAAGCGTTCTGCATCGGCAATGGGCAAGGGCAACCCACTGGTATATTCCGTGAAACTGGGGGCGGCACTATTGGCGTTACCGCTGGGGCTAATATTAATACCGACAACCTTATTGATTTAATTTATGCTCTTAAAAGCCCCTACCGCCGAAACGCCTCATTCCTCATGCGGGATATAACTGTTTCGGCTATTCGCAAGCTAAAAGATGCTAACGGACAGTATCTATGGCAACCCTCTGTGCAAGCTGGCGAACCAGATAAATTGCTGGGTTATCGCCTTTATACTTCGCCATATGTACCTGCTGTAGAAGTTGGCTCGTTGCCTGTTGCCTTTGGCGATTTTAACCACTATTGGGTAGCCGACCGTATGGGGCGCACTGTACAGCGGCTTAACGAACTATATGCTGGCAATGGGCAGGTTGGATTTATTGCCACTCAACGTGTAGATGGCAAGGTTATTTTACCCGAAGGAATCCAACTATTGCAAATGGCGTAAGAATCGGAGGTGTGCGGCATGGTTAATCGACTGTTGCCCAAAGTTAAAGCTAACTTGATTCTTTCCCATGATGAAGATGATGTACTGCTCCGTGGTTTTATCCGTGCCGCTTTAGACTATGCCGAAAGCTACCAAAAACGGAAGCATAAACGTAGACTTCCCCCAACAACTGAACAGGCAATCATTATGTTGTCGAGCCATTTCTATGAAAGTAGGGATGGCTCGACAGGGGGCTTTTTCACGGATTCTGTAGGGGCGGCAAAACATGTGTGGGATACAGTAAATCGTTTGTTAGCATTGGAAAAGAGGTGGGAAGTATAGGAATTAGTAGTATGCGACATTTAATTGAAATTGTAACTTCCGAACCCACCAAGGATAATATGGGTTTTGCCAGCAATACCGACACAATCCTTGCTAAAGTTCGTGCCAGTAAAGAACCTCTTCGTAACAGTCGAGGTAATGAAAGTATACGCAATAATGCTACATTTTCCATGACTGCCTCAGTATTTCGATTCCGCAGGATTCCCAAACTTGAAATTACTACGACCATGTTTATCCTTTGCGAAGGTTATCGTTACAATATTTCCAGTGTTGAGGATATTAGAGGTATGTATGTTGCAGTTGTAGCAGATAAATCTGAACCGTCTGCGAGGTGAGATATGGCAAAAGCAACATTAAAATTTCCAGACGAATTTTTGCAACAAATATCAAAATTAGGTGACAAAACAGACGAAATTGTGGAGCATGTACTGGAAGCTGGAGCAGATGTTGTTGTTGCAAAAGTACGCTCCAACCTTACTTTTGTTATTGGGCGAGATACCCAAGAAGAATCACGCTCCACTGGTCAGTTGGTTTCTGCTTTGGGTGTTTCCCCTGTAAAGCTGGATAGAAACGGCAATCACGACATTAAAATTGGCTTTGCTGAAAATCGTAACGATGGTGGTAATAATGCCAAAATAGCAAATGTCCTTGAACATGGAACATCTACACAGCCAGCACGACCATTTTTACAACCAGCAAAAACAGCCACACGAAAACAGGCTATTGAAGTTATGACACAAAAGCTGGAAGAGGAGATTAAGAAAATATGAATATCTTAGAAAATCTCACTTCCTTGCTTGCCGAACTACAAATCCCATTTGCAACTGGGCATTATGGCGATGTTCCCCCAGATACCTATGTTGTAATTATTCCGCTGGCTGATTCTTTCGACCTAGCCGCTGATAATATGCCCCAAATGGATGTGCAGGAAGCAAGACTGGCTTTGTACAGCAAGGATAATTACTACCCCTTGCGTCAAAAAATCACTAAAGCATTATTGGCGGCTGATTTTAACATTACTGACCGCCGATATATTGAATTTGAAACGGATACAAGGTATCACCATATTGCAATAGTTGTATCCAAACACTATGAATTGGAGGGATAATATGGCTACTATTGGATTATCTGATTTATTTTATGCTCCCATTACCGAAGGGGCTGACGGCTCTGAAACCTACGGAACACCAGCACGACTTGCCAAGGCTATACAGGCAAATTTATCAATCGAAGTGGCAGAGGCCATGCTCTTTGCCGATG